CCTCCGACGATAGTAGAAATAATCCTTTATTGGCTTTTTTCTCGTGGGGCGAAGGCTGGCATAATAATCATCACCGGTTTCCTGGCAGACCCAATTTTGGTGAAAAATGGTGGGAGCTGGATGTAAGTTGGAGGGTAATACGATTAATAAAATCGTAATTAAATTTACAAAGGCAAAATAAATGTTTTGGATTTTAGAAATTTTTCCACATTGGTTGTGGGGGTTGTTATTAATAGCTGGATTTTCCGGATATTTTTTATCGCATTTGGTTCCTATAAAAACATATCAACTGCCTGTCAAAATTGTTAGTGGTATACTGGCATGCGTAATAATTTTTATAATTGGACTGTTATATGCTAATGGTGTATGGAAACAAGCCGCCAAAGATTTGCAACATAAAGTTGAAGTTGCAGAAGCAAAGTCACAACAAGTAAATGAAGTTATAAAAGAGCGTGTAGTTACTAAAACTCAGATTATAAAACAACGTGGTGAAGCCACAGTTGAATATATTACCCGCGAAATAACAAAACACGACTCAGGCTGTCAGATACCTGTTGAGTTTGTTACAGCGCATAACTTAGCAGCAAAGGCACCTAAATGAAAATTGCACTGCTAGTATTAACACTATTTTTAACTGGGTGCTCCACAGTTGTACCCGTTACCCAGAAGTGGCCGGAGCCCCCAGGTCTGCAAAGCCAGCAACCTTGCCCAGAACTTGAAGCTCTTGCAGAAAACCCTACGTTGAGTCAAGTAGCTCAAATTATTAATCGTAACTATACACAATACTATCAGTGTGTAGTTAAATTAGAAGCCTGGCAGCAGTGGTATCAACAACAACAACTTATCCATAAGGGACTAAAGTGACAGAACTAACATTATCTCAATTGCAACAATTGATCCCTAAAAACCCTTATGTCAAACAGTGGCATCAGGCGTTAGCTCAATTACTGCCAGACTACGAGATTAACACTCCGCGTCGTATTGCTGCTTTTGTAGCACAGTGTGCTCACGAATCCGGAAACTTTACTGCGCTACGTGAAAATCTAAACTACAAAGCAGTCACGCTACGAAAAATATTTCCCAAGTATTTTCCCACGGATGAAATGGCACAGAAATATGCCACAATGCCCAACAAGCAACAAGCAATTGCCAACTTAGTATATGCTAATCGCATGGGCAACGGACCTCCAGAATCCGGTGATGGCTGGCGTTTTGCAGGTAAAGGCCTAATTCAGTTAACTGGCAAGGATAACTACACTTGGTTTGCAGCCTCACTAGGTATTAGTGTAGAAGAAGCTGCAGAATACTTGGAAACATTTGAAGGTGCAGCACAATCAGCCTGCTGGTTTTGGGAAACCAATAAACTAAATCAATGGGCAGATGCTGGTGATATTCTAATGCTAACTAAGCGCATTAATGGCGGCACTATCGGCCTAGAAGATCGGAAAAAACACTACGAACATGCATTGCATGTACTAGGAGGATAAGTTGCTTCAACTTAAATATTTTGTAGCAATACTACTTCTAGTACTATTTGCAAGTGGAGTATTAGCTCAAGATGCAGTAGTAAATACCAATAGCACTGTTACTACTAAATCCGATAGTAACAGCACTATTAAATCACCACCAGCATCCGCTATTAGTCCTACTATTAATACAGCCAATAGTGACTTGTGTACTGTTGGTGTAGCCGGTGCTGTACAAACTCAAATCCTGGGTATTAGTGCTGGTGCTACAGTAGTGGACCTTAATTGTGAACGACTAAAATTATCAAAAACACTTTATGACATGGGTATGAAAGTAGCTGCGGTAAGCACGCTATGCCAAGACAGACGAGTGTTTGATGCTATGATGATGGCAGGTACCCCTTGTCCATTTGACGGGTCGATTGGTTCGGAAGCACGTGCTGCTTGGAAGGCTAATGAAGGCCTACAGCCAAGTACCAAAACAAACAGTGGAGGTATAAGCAATGAAACTAAAACACTACTTGGTGGTGGTGGCCTTATGGTTCTGCTCTTGCTACTCTTACTCTGAAACTATTACTGATAAAACTTCAAATGCCGCCGCTTTTGGTTTATCGTGGACTATGACCAAAGTACTTCCACAGTACACAGGGTTAACAGTAAACAGTGTTAATTACCGATATACTACTGTTAAAAATACAGAAGATCCAATGGTGGTTAGTATACAAAACCTTCATACAAATGGCAACGGATATGTTTTTCGTAGTGTGGACGATTGGACAGCAAGGCCTGGAAATACTATAACAAAAATAGTACCAGTTGATAATATTCCGGTTACAAGCTGGGGTCGTGGAGAAATCACTGTTCAAGGACAAGGCAGTGTCACAGACCCTTTTGTAAGCTATGGGTATAGGTATGATACTTGTAAATTAGAGCCCGTTACTGACACAAGTTGTCCAAACTATAAATTACCGCAAACAAAATTACCAGAACTAAACTCTGACACATTGCCACAATTTGCTAAGTACAGCTATGATAGTGAAGAAGCCCTAGAAACAAATCGTCGTTTCGGATTAACTGAGCCGAAAGAAAAGAAGCTTAAAGACAATAAGAGCAGCAACTCTTTGATAACTGCACAAGCAGCTGCTCAAGCCGCTGCACTTGAAGCACTAAATAATATACCAGATTTTAAACTATACACAGTAGCTTTACCTGGTGGTGTTTATCAAGAAACCATAAAGTATAGGGACAAAGTTCTGCCCGACAGCCGAAATAGTCAAAGACTAAATCTAAGCCAGCAGCAGTTGCATAATACAATGGTTGAGTCACAATATAATCTCAGAGGACCAAGAAATGATTAAATCGATACTATTAGCAATGGCACTAGCTATCTCATTCGGCGTAAATTCAGCCGAAGTGCCAATCCGTGGAGTTGTATCTTCTAAATGTGTTATTAACACAGATACAGTAGGTATTTATGGTAACCCTACACCAAATGTCTTAAGCACGGCCGCCGTAGACGGTGGTGCTCCAGCTGTTATTCGCTATGACGTAGTTCAAGCAGGATACTACAAAGCAACAATAACAACGCCAAATGCATTTACTTCAAGTCCAGGATTAACGGATGTTGTAAATTGGGCAGGTGCCGTTACTGTAAGCCGTGTTACAGATCCAGCTATGTCAGCCTATACCACTAACAAGCGCGTATATAATAATATTACCGAAATCAATTTAACTGTACCAGGTACTGTTTGGTTTGCCGCAACATCAAAAGCAGAATACGGCTACGATAAATCTTTCCCTGCAGGAGAGTATCGAGCTGTAGTGTTAGCGGAGTGTATAGCTCTGTAATATAATGCGTTTTTACTACACTTTATTAGTGTTTGTACTATTTTTATTTGGTGGGCAGGTTTCTGCTCACCAGTTCACTCCTACTTATCCTAAGTTTGAGACGTCATTTATAGACGGAGTAATGCAAACAAAAATGGAACTATTTAACAAGCGACAAGAGGTTTCTTACTATGAGCTTGGTGTATTTGATGAAGATTGGCGGCCTGTAACTTTTGCTAGTTCCGATAGCAAGATTTTACGTGTAGAATATCTTGAGACTAAAAATATAGATATATATGTTAAAACTCAAGATGTTAAACGTGTGGTGTATATATGTACAGAATCTAGACTGTTTCGAAATAACACTAGACAGAGCCTTATAGCTAGTAAAATTTGTTCAAAAGTTAAACCATGAATATTAACAAGTACCTCTTATTTATTTGCTTGTTAGGAACTTCAATAGTAAATGCTCAAACAGGTTCACTAAATTTAGCACTACCAGGTTCGTACAGTAGTTATCAATCCGATAGCTTTCGTGCCAATGGTCTTGACTGCTCAATGGCTATAGGTTCTAGTACTAACGTTGAGTTTGGCGTAGTAGGTGTTATAAATAGAGATACTACTATTGTTAGTACTGCTACAAATGATCCGAGCAGAAATGTCGGTGTTTACGGAAGAATTACTATACCAATAGGAGCTCCAAAAGATCGACTAGATTGTAATGAGCTTTACCAGTTGGAACTGCGAAAAAAACGTATAGAAATTCAAAAACTAGAGCGAGAGCTGGAAAATCTCAAAAATTTAAAATTTGAGAACAAATAGGAGGTATAATGTCTGATGATAAAAATATAGACAAAAAAGTTGCTGAACTAGAAGCAGCCGCTAAAAAATATGCTAGTAAAGATACCGTTATTAGTATTGGCGGATATGAATTTACTCCTGCTAAATTAATGGTAGCTTTTACAATTGTTAGCTCTACATTGGGCGGACTATACGGTGCTTTTGAAGTTTACAAAGACTACCAGAGCATGAAGAAAAAGATTGCCGAATACTCGGCTCCAGATCTTAGTGAATTTGACAAGCGGTTAGCTGTTATTGAAGAAAACTCGCAAAAAACCAGTGACTATACTCGCGATATAAAAAATGATCTTAAAACTGATCTACGTCGTAATGAGAGCGTAACCGAACAAATAGAGCGAAGCGTTAAGCAGGCTCAGCGAGAAACTGATCAAGATTTAAAAACAGCTCAAAAAGACTTGCGTAATAGTTTAGATCGTAACAGAGATGACATGGACAAATTAAAGCGCGATTTAGAAACAAAACTAGAACGCTTAAATAAAAGTGTTGATGATAAGATTCAAAAAGCAATCGACAATCCACTAGCAGGAAAATAATATGAATGTAGATTTAAAACTATTTAAGTGGCTAGGAGTATTATTAATACTACCAGTTGCACTTGCATTTTTTGGTGGAGATCGTTTTCGTTACCCATGTCAAAATCCAGAAAACTGGGATACACCTCAGTGCAAGCGACCTATCTGTGATGTAACTCGCACATGCCCAGACCACGTTTTTAAAGGTCAACGAGACCCACGTATAGACCCTCAGGCAACGCCAGCGGCAGCCACACCCACACCAACCACAGGAGTTACTTGTGCAAAATAATGTTATCTTATACACAGACGAGCAATTGATGGCTCGTCTTAAATTCTTTATTGGTGTGTGCTTGGCACTTACACTAACAGGAATTGTTTTTGTTGTGCTTTACAGCCTAATCTTTGTAACACAACCACTAAATGCTATTAGTCCTATTGATCAAAAGTTTTTTGAACTAATTGTACCAATTGCTACATTTTTAACAGGCACGTTATCGGGAATTATGTTGGCAGGCGGCAGTAAAGAAGAAGTTGATGCTTCAATCGCATTAATGAAGCAAGCACAAGATAACGCCGCAGCAGCTGCAAAAACCAGCTATGTACCTCCCAGACAGGAGCCTACTTTTTCACCAGGACTATCTACTACAGCAGGGTTTAACGGTACCGCAGTAATGGAAGTTCGTATGATTAATGGTAAGCCAGCACCTCAACCAGCACCTCAACCGGAGATTTAAATGAAATCAATAATTTTAGCAGTAGCATTAACTTGCTTTGGCGCCAGCATTTTTGCTGCGGAAACAAAGAAAGTTTGTGTAGAGCAAACCGATCCTAAAACTAAAAAAGTCAAGGAAGTTTGTAAAGACGTCAAAGTACACAAGAAGTTAGAAGGTACTAAAGTACCGGACAAACAGGCTAAGTAAATTTTATATTGACCACAAGGTGTTGAGGTGGTATAATTTAATATTCACTTCAACGTCTATCCAAAAATAAGGAAGTTCATGGCAAGAAATAGTGGTAAAACACATCGCACATTTCCAAGTAAAAAGTCCGGCAACCACATATCTAATGAGGAAAAAGCCAGGCTGCGTAAAGAGCACGAGGAAGGGTTTGCAGAACCAATACCTCAACGTAATTATACGTTTAAAGAAGTTCAGCCACTAAACTTCATTCAAAGCGAGTACCTAAATGCAATCGAAGATTCAGATATTATCTTTGGCATAGGCAGCGCCGGTACAGGTAAAACATATATAGCTGCTAGTTACGCTGCAGCAGAACTGTATTACAAACGTGTAAATAAAATTATTCTAACACGTCCTAACGTAGAAACAGGACGCGGTATGGGATTCTTGCCAGGAGAGCTGGACGAGAAATATGCACCATATCTACAACCTTTTGACCAAGTGTTTACTAAAGCACTTGGCAAAGGTTTTTATGAATATTCCTTGAGGGCTAAAGATATTGATCCTAAACCGCTGGGGTTTATGCGTGGAGCTAGTTTTGAGAATTGTATTATTCTTGTAGACGAAGCCCAAAACTTAACCAAAACAGAATTCAAGATGCTCTTATCACGCATCGGAAAAAACTGTAAAGTAATCCTATCAGGAGATCCAAAACAAACAGACATTTCAGATTCAGGTCTTATGGACGCTGTAAAGCGTTTACAACATATTGAAGGAGTTAGTGTCGTTAGTTTTCGTGATGAAGATATTGTTAGATCACAAATGTGTAAGCAAGTTATTTTAGCTTATAATAATTAAAGGACTAGTATGGCAAAAACATACAAACCAACAACGGGCATGGCAAGTGCTGCCAAACGTGCTTTAAAGTGGAAAGACGAAGGTCAGCCTGGCGGTACGCTTGTTGGTTTGGCTCGTGCTAATCAACTAAAAGACCGTGAGCCACTATCAGAAAGCGTTGTATTACGAATGTACAGCTTTTTTAGCCGACACGAGCCAGACAAACAAGCAACTGGTTTTCGCAGTGGTGAAGAAGGTTTTCCAAGTAAAGGCAGAGTAGCTTGGGACTTATGGGGTGGTGACGGTGGTTACTCTTGGAGTACTGCAAAACGCAACCAGATTATGCGAGCACGTGAAGCCAAAGCAATTAGATTGCTAACAGTTACAAAATCTCAAGTACCCAAGGTAATGCTGCAAGCTGCAGCACAAACTTTAGAAAATTATGCTAACGAAAATATTTCAGAATCACTGGATGCTTTTGGTCAGTTTATGTACCATGCTCAGTTGTTACGAAACAATCATTTAGATACTTATTTGTTAGATTTACATCTTGTAGAACAACCATATCGTGATATATTAGTTTTAGTATTCAGCGAACTAGCACCAGAAGACGTTGTAGATTACGAAAACGTTGATGACGAAGATAGCACAGAAGATACACCGCTGTAAACAAAAAGCCCCTGTATATTGCTATACAGGGGCTTTTTGTTTGGCTAATTACTCAGCTGGTTGAGCTAAGTCTTGCATTGAAGGTTCTTGCTTTGGTATCTGAGCTTCGGCCTGTTGGCGAATCTTTTGTGATACTGGATTGCAAATTTTACCTGGCAATTCTTGTAAGCCTGCTAAAATAGCATTTACTTCGTCAAGAGTTAGATCGGATAGGTTGAATTTTAGATCGTTCATATTTTATTTAAGGTTATTTAATAGGGCATGCACCTGTGGCACACTCTGCGTCTGTGATTTCATCAAAACTATTGGTATTGTTCAAGTCTACTAAACTTAGTTCTTGCACATACTCTTTGTAGTCTTGCTCGGTTACAACTTCTTGTGGAAGGTATAGATAACCCAAGTCTTTGGCAGTCTTGGTTGGGTCTGTGCGGTAAATAAAACTCACACCAACATAACAATCCCAGTTGTCTAGCAACCAATCAATAATTGCAGGTACTTCACTTGGATCGTAACTAATAGTTACCGAAGTATTCTGCTGGTTCCAGGATGTTTGTAGCAATTTATAGCGCTCAAGCTGTACAACTGCTGATTCAATGTTAACTTCTTTACCATCTACTTTGTCAAACGGAACTCCGTCCCACATTACCGGAAACGTAACAAGCACTCCAGAATCATCAACAGGATGATTAATAACACGGTAACCCGCTTCACGTAGTTTTTCAACCACCGGGTCATGCTTGCTAAATTGAACATTATTGAAAATGTACTTTCCTAGAGGTTTGTGAACACCTTCTGTGGTATCCATGATTTTTGACAATGTACCTGATGGCTTGATACAAGTTACATTTTTAGGAGCTGGCAATCCTAGTTCTAAACTCATACCGATAGCTGCTCCAGTAGCGGTACGCTTCAAGTACTCGTAATCATAAGCACCCATATCTGGACGCATAGCAATACCAGTTAAGCCAACTCCGCAAAGACGCAAGAAATAGTTGTTGAGATGCCAAGATTCTTGAAGAATTCCGTCTTGCAAGTTAACGCAGGTTTGACGATAGTTTGCACGGGCTGCAAGTCTAATTGCGTTATGTAAACCAGCTGTGTCCCCTTTGAACTTAGCAATATCGGTCTCGGTAAGATTACAAAAAGCTTTGTTACCAAGTAAGATTTCCACGCAAGGGTTTGCACCTTTGAACCATGGAGCGCGACGTAATGCTTCAACTTCATTGATAAATCCTGGCTCACTTCCGCCCGCCTCAACCATCATACCAAAGATACGTTCTAGGTCAGATTTTAGTGGTTTCTTTTTAAATACCAAGCTGTTATTGGATTGTGTACGGTGTGCATTGTTATGTAGCCACCAATCTTTTTTGGCTACGGCAAATTCTTCCCATTCCGGTTGGTCGTAGTCGAATAGTGCGATTTCAGCACTGCGGCGACTAGATAGAATGGTACCCAGATGATTAACAATGTCAAGAATGTCCATGCGAGTAAGCAAGCTATCAGCACGCCCATTAAGTATATTGGCGATAGCAGTATAAGCAGTACTAATTGCCGAATCTCCAGAGCTAATCCATCCATAACCTTTTAACCTTTCACCTGCTGGTCGTAGCTGGCTAAAATCAAGTACCAAAGTATCAGCAGGATACTTACCCGCAAGCAACTTTCCAATAGATTTTGCCCAAGCTTCTGCACTGTCTCCAACCTGGATAGTCCAGACTTTTGTTTCTTCATCAAATGTTTCTGTGTTATACTCATTTCCGCCCTTTTCAGTGCGAGTACTACGTACTACACGAATATTTTTGATCGGTTTTGAGAAACCATTTAGTGTTCCAACAATTGGCTTAAAGCCAACACCACAACCTTGTAATAACAGCCATAGGACGTCAACTACGTCATAGATTGTTTCAACGTGTGTAAACGAGCAATTAAATTGGGATGCTTCACGGGTTTTGGCAACATTAGTTCCACCAAGCCAAAGTGTGCGACCGCTCATTAAAACTTTGCGATCTAGCATCAGTTGCTCAAGATCGTAAAGTTCTGCGTATTCTACGTCATTTAAGTCGCGTCCGACTGCTCGTTCCCATAACCACTGTTGGTGGTCAATAACGCGGGCTACCGTTTCTTCCCATGTTTCAAATTGTTTTCCGTCGTCTGATGTAGGGCGATTGTACGTACGACGTGTAATTACTTGTGCTCGTGTTGAAACTGCTGTCATTAATGATCTTTCTTATTTATTGTCCAGTGGAACCGAATCCACCAGTACCACGTTTTGTGTCATTCCAACTATCTACAAAGTCCACAAGCTGGACTGGTTGAATGACTAGCTGTGCGATTCGGTCACCTTCCTGAACAAGGTAAGGATCTTCCGAAATATTTTTTAGCAAAACTTTTAAATTTCCACGATAATCGGAATCAATGACTCCAACAGAGTGTGGGATTGTAATACCTTTTTTCCCTTGCGAACTCCTATTATAAATAAGGCCTACGAAGTTCTCTGGAATTTTGACCGCTATACCCGTATCCACAAGTTTTTGTTCACCAGGATAAATTTCATAACTTTCAAGTGCAAAAAGATCAGCACCTGCATCTGTGGGATGAGCTCGTTCTGGAAGCTTAGCTCCTGGCTGGACTTGGCATTGAATTTTAGGATAGCTACGATAGTTCATTGTATTAGGATCGTAGGAGAGATATGCGCTGTTGTTCATTTTAAATAAAGTTCTAAGGTTTCGTTGATTGTTTGCAGATTGTCTGCTCCAATGGCTTCTTCACAATGTGTGACCAAGTCCATTAGTTGGTAATTAAGCATCAACAAGTCTTTACACTTGTTGAGTTCTTGAATATACTTGTATTTACCAGCAATAGGTAAACTGGCAATAATGTCATAGGTACTACCGTACTCACTAACAAGTGATTGAGCGCGCTTGGGGCCAATGCCGGGAACACCAAAAACGTTATCTCCAGTATCGCCGGTAAGACACTTAATAGAAATATAATCTTCCGGTTCAAAGTCATAGTGATCGTTCCAATTATCAATTGTTACTTCTTTGCGAGTTACGTAACTGAAGCGACTAACTCCTGGCTGTATTAGTAAGTCCCAATCTCGGTCACTAGAGATAAGCCAAATGTCGTCTGTGCTCAGATTAGATTTTTGCGACACAATATATGCAGCAATATCGTCAGCCTCTACACCTTGGAAGCGCAAAACAGGATAGCTTGTAGTATCTTCGATCTGTTTGATAGTTGCCTGAAAATCTTCAAAGAATAATTCAAAAGCTGCTTTTTCAGCATCAGTTTGTTGTTCTTGTTTATCTTTACGATTTTGCTTATATTCTGGACTCAGAGCTTTACGATAAGCACTTGACCCTTGATCGCAAGCAACGATAACGTGCGAAGCTTTGTAAGATTTTTTCAAGCTATCAATTGTGCGGATATAGTCTGTGGCAAAATCCGTAGCACCGCTGTGTTTATAGCGGAAAGCTAAGTTTAGTGCATCTACTACCAGTAGTGTGTTATTTGTTGCGGCTGCTTGTTTAAATGTAATACTCATGTGTATATTTCTGTGGTTAAGTGTATATTATACACTATTAGACATAAGTATTCAAGTTACAAATTCAGGTTGCTCATACTTTAACCAATCTTCTAAGAGCGCCACATAGAATTCATGCGTTTCATGGTTATAGTATACGCAACGGTAGTTTTGACTATTAGGCATATCGTCAAAAGCTACGAATACTTTGCTACGATTAAATTTAAATATTAGTAGTGGTTTTTTATCTACTTGCTTACCTTGACGCAAAGTCTGTTCCCAGAACTCAACAAGTTGTGGATTTTTAGAAGTTAATAGCTGCGAAGTTAAATGGTCTTCAGCATATCCTTTTACCTCCACACACCAAAGATTAGTGCGTCCTGGTACATAGAGATCGCCTTTAAGCAAGTGTTTAGGATCTAGTGCACCAGAGCCAGGTACTCTTTCCCACCCTAAACCTGTGTGTTTCTTCAAAAGATCACGTACTGTAGTTTCAGTACGTGCTCCTTTGGCTCTAGCATCAACAACCATTACTTAGCTTTAGCTCTTGGCGCAGGCTTGACAATTGCTGGTTTTGTTACCGGCTTCGGAGCTTCGTCTTCTTGACTTGTAAGTTCCATGGTAATGGTATCCTGGACTTCAGTGCTGGGAATTTCGGTAGCAACTACCGTATCGCTGATAGTTACTTCTACGGGAGACCCTTGACTTAGTTCTACAACTTGCTCTTCGTCAATTGTATACACCAATGTACCTTGAGCAAGTTCTAAGCTATCTACTTCCGCTTTAGTTACAACCATACCTACGTATACTGGTTGTCTAACACCGTTGCGTTGAATAGTGGCGGTGCAGCCACTTTTAAGTTGTTCAATTTTAATCATGATTCAATCTGAGATATATTATTGTTTTTCACTACATTGACTTTTTCAAGTAGTGGGTGGCTAAAGCCGTGAGACACTAGAAACGTATTCAGATGCTCTTCTTTTAATAAGACTTCGATTAATCGCTCTTTTCCGTCCACGTCCAGAGCTTCTACAGTCTCGTCTAGAATCAGTAAGTTAATTCTAGATGCACTTAAAGTTTGCATTAACTTACGAATTGCAAGTAGTGTAGCTACGTTAACTCTAGCACGCTCGCCACCACTTAATGCCAACATTTCGATATCCTTACCATTATCAGTAATAATGACATTAAGTTTATCGCTAGTAGATACCTTGAACGATATTTGAAATCTACCGTCACTCAAATCTACAAGATATTTATTTGTTATTTCTTCTAAGTCTTTTACTAAACACTCAATCTTATAAGCCACTAATCCAGTAGTAGAAAATGTCTTTGTTAGAACATTAATAATACTCATTCGCTCTGAGAGTTCATGCAGCTTACCACTGTATGTTTCCAACTCTTCATTCATGTCTACTATCTGCTTTGAAATAGTATCGATTTTTGCATTATGAGCACTGGCAGCTAGGTTATGTTTTTCAGCTCTGGCAATAGTATCTTTTAGAGTTGCTATTGCTTTTTGCAGCCCAATAAACTTAGACTCTAGTTCATTTTTATCTAGTAAGTCTTCTTGAATATCTGTGTCAATCAGTGAGTGATACTTTTCCCACTCTTCCATCGATTTACTAGCAGACTCCCAGGCTTGCATACGTTTTGTAATATCTGCACGTATAGCGTCAATTTCACTTATTCTAGCAGCAATTCTAGCACTACTAATACTGGCGGTCTCTTGAATCTTTTGCTGTTCTTCAATCAATTCGCTAATTTTAGCTTCATCAATATCTTGCAAACAAGTTGGGCACGTTCCGTGCAAAGCACCAATCTTTTTAACAAATGCTTGTGAATCTCGAATAGTTTTAGATAGCTCAACTGATTCTGTATTTAGCTTACCTGCTTCGGATACTAATGGCTTTGTATCCTCAGTTGGTTTCTCAGGAATAGGAAATAGTTTAATTTTAGCTTGTAATTGCTTGTAAGTGTTATTTTGTGTGATCTTTTTATTTGTGGTCTCGATGTTTTTAATCGAGCTGTCCAGTTTATCTAGCTCTACCAATTGCTCTGCATCTACAGCAATTACTGACTGCAAAACTTGCGGAGTTAGATCCATTTTTTCGTATTTGTCTAACCAGGCTGTTACTGTGTTGACCTGGGACTGTACTGTGGTAATATCTTTGCCAAGCTCTTGAGCAGTTTCTTTGAAAACTTCCTGCGCCTGAGTATATCTACCTAGATCTAAAATCTCAATAAGAAACTTCTTACGAGCAGTATCAGGCGCCGTTAAAAACTCTAGACTACTAGCATTGCTTTGGTACACAATCTGCGAAAAGGTTTTATGATCAAAGCCTAGGACTTCTTCAATTATTTTGTAAGTTTGTGTGGCAGTATGGGCACTAATATCATTACCATTTTTGTAAAGTTTAACAGTTTGAGTACTACCACGCTTTGTATCAATAGTGTACTCTATACCGTCTCGCTCGAATACTAGGTTAATGCTATAAGCCTTATCTTTAACATATCGGTTAAGAATGTCTGCCTTTTTAATAGACTTAGAGTTCTTGTTAAATAAAACTTCTTCTAACACTAGAGCAATAGAACTTTTTCCATGTCCATTTTTGCCAACAAGTTGAGTTAGCGGAGCATTAGTAAAGTCAATTTTGTTGTCTGAGCCGTAACTAAATGCGTTAGACCATGCTAGTGTTTTTATTGTTATCATTTGCTAATTTTCGTTTTAATTCGTTTAGCCCACCAATATGCTCACCATCTACAAAGATTTGTGGTACGCTTCGAGCATCAGGGACTTTTTCAATTAGGTCTTTTTTGGTAAAACCATTAATGCCAAGCATTTTCTCAACTATTTTTATCCCACTACGCTCTAGTAACCTTTTGGCTTCTGTGCACGCTGGGCAGTTAGTTTGAGACCATACTTCTGCTGTTTTAGTTAAGTTTGTCTGCATGATCTTGCATCTCCTTGAGAACTTTATCGACTGTAGCTTCTGGAAGTTCTAATATATAGGTTAAGTATTCTCGGACTTCTTCGTCCAAGCTCATTTCTGGGTCAAGAATAAGAGCCGAATCTGTGTCTCGCTTGATAACTTTTGAGGCTATTAGTGCGGAGTCTTCAAGTGCTCCAAGTTCTTGTATGTCTCCTTCGACTTCGTAGATTGTGTGGTCAAAGGAGGTGGCATTGGCGGAGGTGGTGGCCTCTTCGGCAGTGATCGTTTTCTTGATAAGCTGCGGTAAGTCGAACTTTCTCCATTCATGACTAAGAGTATCAACATCAAGGATAATAGCGCCAGTATCGACTCTGCTTCGATGAAAGCTAGTAGTATAAGGACTGCCAGGATAAAGAATATTGCGCTGAGAGTTTTCATAACTATGTAAGTCACCTGCTAAAACAACATCCCAGCGATTAAATAAATCTAAGTCAATTTCTGGCTTTACGTGTGGAGGAATCTCCGCGCGAAAGTGGCTGCAAAGAATACGTCCCTTAAAATCCGTTGAGCCGTGATTCTTTTCAAAATCTTTTAGTTTGCAGTAAGGAATAACATCTAAGTCAAATCCAACAAAGTATTCGTAATCATCAACAACACGCACAAGCGGATTTAAACGATTAGTAGCTTTTTTCAAATAAGTTAAAAAAGTCTGAGCTTTTTTAGTTGCCTCGTGATTACCATCAAAGATAATCGTGGGCTTTTTCATAGAAGCAACAAAGTCGAAGTATAGTTCTACTTCATCCATTGTTGGTAGTCGGTCAAATATATCACCACCAACAATTACAAAGTCTGCTGAGTTTTGCATTTCAGCAAACTGATCTACGAACAAAGCAAATCGGTTTTTAGACCAATCTACTGGCACATTTTTCTGACCTAATTTAATGTGAACATCGGCTGTAAAAAGTATTTTCATGTTTTACTAGACAAAATAGCCCGCTAAGCTTTTAAGATTAGCGGGCTATGAGTTTATTAACCTAGTTCTTTAACAGCTTCTTGAGCGGCATCATCGCCAACATCGCCGTCTTCAGTATTAGAATTGATTTTCTCCAACAGTGCCAATACTTCGGCTTCGGTTGGGCGTGGGTATTTTTCGTCAATAGACTTAGCTGCATCGGCAGCAGCTCGCTCGTCTTCAGACAAAGCACGCTTTTTGCACTTCAATGGCTTCAAGTCATAGCTGATGTTGAACGCCAATGGGCCGGTTTTAACACGATTGAATACAATATCAAAACCTTCGTCGTAATCTGTAGGGTCTAGGCCCAGGTCTTCTGCGGTACTAAGAATCTGTTCAAACAGTTTCTTTTTCAAGTTCAAGGCTTTAACTTTACCGTCTCTAGGGTCGATACAGTTAACTGTGTAGCTCCAAGAGCACTTCAGTTCTGGGTAGAAGGCTGGAACATGATCTTTTTCAAGATTGTTGAACTTTTCGGCTTCACGATCAAAAGCCAAGCACTCGATTGGAATGTCTTTGTTGTTGCTGCCTTTAACCCAGTAAATGTAACGTGGGAGCACGCCGCCAATTAGTCGAACAGTGTTTTCACCGTCTTTGTACTCATAAGCATCAACTTTGTTAGACTGTGCTTTGCCTTTTGTATTTTTAAATGAAATTGCCATGTTTTAATTCTCGTATTTGAAATATATTTTGTTGTCTGTGATTTTGAGCAGTGGGTTGTGTTTTATAGCGTCTAGGTCTAAGTCACTGAAGAATGAAAGGTCTAAGTGTCTGTGAGAATAAAATTTAAACGCTGTGTAATCACGTCTACCTGCTAGTCTTATGTATTGTGCTTTATACACAATATCTGCGGAGTCGCTAAATAAGGGTTCCACATTCAATAAGTAACTGTTGCCTACTAGGGATTTGAGTACGGTTTTGTCTCTGTTGTTTTTAGGTATTAGTTTTTTATCGAAGTGGGCCTTAATCATTGATAACATTAATGTAGGATCACATTGTGATTTTGCCTCTAACAATTCTAAATTAAAAAATAGTATTGACATTATCTGCAAAATGAGATTCTATTATAACATAGTAGGCTTTATCTGACAAGTCAAAATTTATCATGCTGATATAACCTGCCATCCCTTGCGTAAGTAAAGCGCAAGCCTATCGTTGTTTTGCTTTTTATCGGCATAACCAGCAAAGTTAATGTCTACAACCAGCGGGTCTAATTTAGCTTCGTGTAGTCGCTGTACCCGCCCTACAATTTGTTCTAGTAGACTATCATTACTCATTGGTACTGCTAAGATAACACAGCTGAGTGCGTTAATAGAAATGCCTTCTGAGAAGATTTGCCTTGAGCCACAAATGGCTTTTTTGCTTCCGTCAAGGACTTGTTGTTTGACAAGTTGTCGTTCTTCGTATTCTGTGTCGCCTGTAACAACCGCGCAATCTTCGCCAATGTATTCTTTCACTTTGTGTAAAAATTCCACTCGGTCAGCAATAACCAATACTGAGTGGCCGCTTTTTATGTGCATCTTAGCTATACTAGCTATAAATTCTCTGTAGTTTTCTGACTCGCATAAGTCAGTTATTTTATCTACCCAAGGTACGCCAGGCTTGAGTGTAATGCCACTACGCACAATGTGCACTGTGGGTGTTAGTGTATTAGACTGTGACGGTTTGTATACTAATGGGCCAAAGTAGTCTTGGAATAGTATATGCTTGCCGTCTTTACGAATCATTGTGCCACTTAGCGCAATCCTGTAACGGGCATGAAAAACGTCCACTGTTTGTGCAAATGTAGTGGCAGGACAGTGGTGGGCTTCGTCAAGGATAATAGTCCCAAACTCTTTAGATAAATCACCAGCAATTTTAGCAAGGGTTTGTATGTTGGCAACTGTAATAAAGTGGTCGGCGTAGTCAACTCGTCCACCACCAATAACTCCGGGCTTGTGCCCGAATAAGACTTCGATTTCTTCACACCACTGGTCTCGCAGAGCTGCCGTGTGCGTGATAACCAAAGTTTTTTGAGCAAACTTATGTGCCAGGTGTAATGCGGTGAATGTTTTGCCCCATCCAACCAGTGCGTTGATGAAACAAGTATCGTCGATTGGGTCATATACTACTTGCTGTTCTGGGCGTAGTGGAAACAGTGGGTCTGGAAAAGGTATGTTTTCAACTATTCGCTTATCTACTATTTCGTAACCTTCGGGTATTAGGTCTAGTCGTCCTTGTGGGATTGATAGAATACCTTTTGGTAACACTTTATAGTTCTTGATAGTTTCAATCTTGGCAAATTGTTTGCTACCAGTGTCTTTTTTGATTTTATATGTTAGCTCTTTGATAATGTGCTTGGTATGTTCAACACCAGGGTTATCCATATAAATGCGATTTGATATAACTGCTTTTGGCATTACACCATCCTCCAACTATCTGGATACTTTTTATCACAGAATCCATAAAAAATGTGTGCCATACCTGTTTGTAGAACTCTGGCATATTGCTGAAACTCACTGGGCTTGTGCATTGATTTGAATCTGGTAGACAACCCTTCCAACTCAACGACACACCCTAGCCCTGCCGCAGGTAAAACTTGTTTGATCTTTTTTGTAATCAGTTTGGCGCGAGTATTTTTTTCGTAGTGAAATACTCGCCCGCTATTATCAATAAACCAAGTGGTCGATTTGGCTAACTTAACCAAATCTGCCACAAAGTAAATTGCTGTGCGAATAGGAAATAGCTTTACTTTAGGGTCTGATTTTAGCCTAAGCCTACGCAACCCTAAAGTAGCCCCTTTTTCGTTCTGATCGTCTACAACTCTAAACGAGAAGCCTGGAGTGTTATTATCCTTGTCAGCATATTCGCTGTAATAGAACACCAATCCTTCCCGCTGTTCAGGCTGTTTCTCACCCAGCTTGAACACGGGCCAGTGTATCTCCATTAAATTCATAGAAGCTTTCCCAATCTCCAAAGCTATAGTCATCGCCAATATCTTGATCTACACCAATAGGTGTGCCTGGAATCTCACAACCCCACTGGTGTTGTGTGTTACGCTTTAGGATCTCGCAGTATTCCACCACATCTTCGTCTTTTACTAGCGCAACCACCGAGTCATGTACCAACATAAAGATATTAGCGTCTAGACCTTTTGCTTTAATCTCATTCGCTGTTCGCATAGCTCCAAGTAGGTTAACGTCACTTGCGAGACTTTGTACTTCGGCATTGATGCCTGACCTGACTTCGTGAGCGGCAATGCCTTTATCCGAGCTAAAGACATTAGGTAGTCTGCGTTTCCTACCAAAGAATGAGTATGTGTAACCATTAGTTTCAATGAATTTTTTGCGATCATCAAGCCAACGCTTTAGCTTGTTGAATTTTGTAAAGTATTGTTTAATATCATCACGGGCCTGCTCAACTGGATAGTCTTCACCAGTTGCTTTAGTAACAGTCTGCGATACTTTGTTAGCACCTGAGCCGTACAAAATACCAAAACTAATAGCCTTAGCACTCTGACGCATACTGCCGTATTTCTTCTTAACTTCGTCCACAGGGCCAGGCAAGTTAAATACCATTTTAGCAATCGTTGAGTGAAAGTCACCGCCACTGCTAAAAACTTCTTGTAGATTCTTATCACCAGACAATACGGCCGCATAGTACATTTCGGCTGTGGTCAAGTCTTGCGATACAATCTTATAGCCAGCTGGAGCCTTGAGGCAACCTTTGATAATAGGATTGTCGCGAGGTATTTGCTGAGCGTTGAACTTCCCAGAACTACTAAGCCTACCGCTAGTAGTAAAGATAAGATTAAAATTTGTACGAATACGACCATCACGGTCAATTTCCGGTAAAATCTTTGAAATATAGGTGTTCTGAATTTTTCCAAGCTGTCGTACCTTTAGAATAGCTGCTGGCAGTGGGTGTTCATCCGACAACTCGCCCAATACTTCCGCATCAGTAGACACTGCTCCAGTTGCTGTTTTCTTGCCAGTTGGATTTAAGCCCAAGTAGTCAAAAAGCACAACGCGAAGCTGCATTACTGAATTGGGATTAAAGATTTTGCCAGTGTCTTTTTCAAAACGCTGAACTGCCTCAAAGCCATAAACTACTTTTTTAGCTTCTTCGATTTCATAATCTAGATACTTTGATGCAGCAGCCATACGCTCTGTGCTAACAGGAATACCAACTTCTTCCATGTCCATTAGGAACAGTGTACCAGGAATCAAGATTTCTTCATAAACCTTGCGTAGTTTTTCGTTCGCTTGAACAATAGGCCAGAATTTATTGAACAGGTCGAATGTAACCGCAGTGTCAATACTAGCGTACTTACTAATAACGTCAAACGGGATAAGGTCATAAGTGAAATCGTCTTGTAGAATACCATGCTGTGCACAGTATTCCTTTTTAAAGTCATCTAGCTCTGAGTCGTAGTCACCATAGTCGGTGTACTTTAGAGCTAATGGTTTTAGACCGTGTGAGTCTGTTTCGTCAAGCACATAGTGCATGACCATTGTATCATGTACACGTGTACGATCAAAGTCAATATCAAGATGGTATTTAATCATCTTGAAGTCAAACTTCATGTTGTGAAATACTGTGTAGAATTGCTTGGCAATTTTACGCAACAAGTCCAAGCACACATCGTCTAGGCAATCAGTTTCAATGTATCTGCCTTGGTGCGTTTTGTATGTAAGTGATAGGCCAAGCACGTACCCATCACGTGGATAAAGTGCAGTTGTTTCCGTGTCCCACGCAACGTAGCCTTGAGCATTTTCAAGGATTTCACGCAAATATCGTTTTGCTTCAGCAGTATCCTGAATACCGGCATAGTCGCCAGTAGATTTCGGTTTTAGTTCGCCTTTGATATACTTGTGAATCTTGTCACAAGCACGCTGAAAGTCAGGCTTGCCTTCTGGTTTAAAGCTAAGCATTGCCGGATTACTAATAGCAATAAATTTATCGTCTACTAGCTGACCAGCCATATTTGTTACTGATGTAATTTTAGCATATTCTTTGGCAGCTTCTGCTCCAACAAGAATAACATAGTCGTATTCTGTTAGATCTACTTCCAAATCTACATCTTTCTTTAGTAGCTTTGTAATAGGCACTGAACTCATATGATAGTGATCGAATTCAAACTCGAAATAGTCACTATAACGTGTACGGTTGGGTGCTTTATCAATTAGCGCAATTTTCATTTATAATCCTTGTGATACTTTATTATAGCGTATCTAAGCTAGTTATTCAAGTCTATTTATTTACATACTCGGCTATTGACCGAACATTTTCTGCATCAAGTTCGCCTGGGTCTGTACCGTCAGGCAAATCAACTATTTCTACAATAAATCCCTCAGCCTCAATCAAAGGCTTAAGAAGTTTTGCAGCACTACGACCTGCTTCGTCTCCGTCAAATAATAGATATATGTGTGTAATACCTTGTGCACGGAATGGCAATAGTTTTTGTTTTGTATCGTTTTGTAGTGTGTTAGTACCAAAAGCACAGACTACATTTTCACAACCATTATCGTATAGGTTAAGCATATCAAATAAGCCTTCTACGATAACCATTGATCTATATCCGCTTGGTAAGTGTGCAGGATAAAGCGGAATCTTTACACCACTAGGATAGTTAAGGTATCTGGGATTACCTTTGGACATTGTGTGTCGACCAACAAACACAACAGTTTTTTGCGTAATATCTTTAACAGGAAAAATAATACGATCTTGTAGCTTTTCTACTTGATTTGTGTAAAAAGCACCAAAATGTTTAAGAGTTGCAGGACTAACGCCACGAAATGTTTTTGTCCAAGGCGTGTAACCTTGTGGAAGTTCTAAGTCTTGACCAAATGTTTTTAGTGCTGCCAGCTTTTCTTTTAGTGCCGCAATTTTCATTGGCACGGGATTTGTAAAAACCCCATAAAATTTAAACAAGTTGGTTTTAAACCCGCAAGCAAAGCAATGTGCTACACCACTAACTCTGTCAACTCGAAAGCTGGGATTTGAGTCAGGATGCTCTGGGTTTAAACATTTGATAAGATAGTCACGGCCCGACACATTATATGCCAGGCCGTTCTTTTGAATTAGCTCTAGTACTGGGTCTGACATATTATGCGTTCCAAGGCAAATCTGCTCCTGTATCATTTACTGGAGCTGCCTCTTCTTGGGATTTCTTTACTTTTTTAATCGTTTCTTTAGCAGCAGGCCTGTCCACACTCTGTGGCGAGATACGTAGTGTATCCCAGTCAATCGGGCATGTAAACGCCATTTCTTTACCGCCTCGGATTTTAGTGGTTTCAAATGAAATCGCATTGGTTTCTTTATCATGAGCTTCCATTGTAAGTGCGATATCTGCGGCATCCAAAATACCTTTGGCAAAACGGGCTTCTCCGTCTTTGTCGATCTGATACGGACTAACCATAACAATCTCGTACTTACGTGCAAGATTTTTGAGTTTCTTTGAAACTTCGATTTGTGGTTTCCAATCATATTGATCGTTACCTTCTAGTACAATTTGGTTTAAGTAGTCAACAACCGCAACTTTTAGTTTATCACCAAACTTTGCTTTGGCTTTGCCAATATGCAAGTCGATGCTACTTAGGGTCAAGTCACGATCATCTACAATAATCATTTGATTGTCTGCTTTTAGTTGAAAGTTTCGTACTAATAATTCTTCAAACTTGAATCTATCACGATGTCGTAGAAACTCACTAACAGTTTCGTCTGCATCTTGAAACATTCCAGCGCGTGCTTTTACTACACGCAATACTTCGTCGTCTGTTAGTTTATGCTGTTTTAAGTTTTGGAGATTAACATTTGCTAAGATGGCTAGGTTACGTTCCATGGTTTCTTTTGCAGTCATTTCAATGCTGAAATAAATGCTTGAGTTGCCAGATTCGTACTGATTAATAAACAGATTGCTACAAGAAATAGATTTACCAGAGCCCCTCTTGCCTCCAAGTAATATAAGTTCCTGGCGAGCAACACCGCCAAGCACACTGTCAAAGCTGTTGTTAAGTCCAAGATAAACACGTTCTTTCTCCAAATCTTCTGGGTGACTGAACATCATCAAGTCAGCCATAGTAAATACTTTTTCAGAGGTGTGTGTTTTTTCTTCGATAGTTAGCGCAATAGTCGCTAAATTATCTTTTATTTCGTTTGTATCGTAGAGTGGTAGTTTATCTACGAATTTATCCAATAATTTTACCGTTTCACTCTGAGTGTACTGGTCGATTAGTGCATCCAATGCAACTTCTGCTGAAACGTCAGGCACCTCGGTTAACCGGAGAGTTGCCAATGTCTTAGACGCTGGACCCTCCCTCAAGGTTAGCTCAAGATCGTCAAATGACGGCATAGCGCTGTACTTATCATAGTACTTATTAATTACGCTATAAAGGGAGGAGTACGCAGGGTCTAAGAATACCAACTTGAGTTTGGCCCAGATATCTAGGTTTCGCTCTGTTAATAATTTGTTTAAGACTACTGCTGAAGTATCCAAGATTACCCTACTTTCGATTCATTGTCAATAATAACTTGGTCAACGATTTCAGTAATCTTGTACATTACCTGATCGCGTAGTTTCTTAATGTCTTGCTGATATGTTGCTCCACTGTCGTATAGCAAACTAAGTTGCTCATGGGTTAACAGTTGTTGTAACCCAAAATAGATATAATCGTATGCCATAGTGGATTCAGGCATAACATCTACTTTTGCTGCTTTGCCGTAGTTATGTACAGCTTGTTTTACAACCTCTTCCATTGTGAAAGACTCGTTGTCATGGTATGTAATAGTTACTTTCATACTATGAACCTCCAAACAGAAAAAGCCCGGGAGCTTTATGGGACTCCCGGGCTATAGGTTAAACCAAATTAAGCAGCAGCTTTAGCTTCGGCCTTGGCACGCTTAGCAGCACCGTCATAATCGGCAACTTTGATACCACGACGTGTCAGCAATGTACGCAGACCACGCTCTGTTTTGTCAACAGCTGCAGCAATTTCAGCAACAGTCATAGTAGCGATTTTGTCGCCCAATGCAGTTACAGGATCAATAGACTCTTTAGCATGAGATTCTTTTTGTGCTGGAATCTTAGCAATTTGACCTTTGCGTGTCAGGCTCAAAGCCTTACCACGAACTGAGGCAACAGTCTTGTTCAACTTAGCGGCAATATCTTCGATATAGCTACCGGCTTCAGCCATACGAACAAAAGTAGCTTCTTCGGCTTCTGTGTAAGTACGAGCAACTTCAACTTTTTCAGCTGGCTTCACAGAACCAGTCAGTTCCAAAGCAAGCAATTTACCTTGGATTTGTTTTGCACTGAACTTACCATCAGCAAAGCTTTCAGCAATTTCTTTGTAAGTCAGATTACCTGCATTTGCTTCAACGAAATCAGCGAGATCAGCGCCTTCGTCAGCAGTAAAAGCAGATGTTTTTTCTTTTGCAAGACTAGCAACTTCACGGTCTAGTTGACGCAGCTTAGAAGCGATACTACGAGTAGTTTTACCAAGTTGTTCAGCGGCACGCTCAACAGACTCAACGCTAACGGGGCTTTGTGAACCAACGATGCTCATCAGTTGGTCAACGGCTTCATCGGACCAGTTTTTAGTAGCTTTTTCAGTCATTTTTTGTTTCTTTCAAGAAAGTATTTAGGTTTGTAATAATTGGGATGCCAAGTGATTCGGCTTTTTTGCGTTTTGTACTAGCTTTATCTTCTTCATCAACCAAATAGTCTGTGGTTTTTGTTACAGACTCTACTGCTTTGTAGCCAGCAGCTTCCAGAGCTTGATATGCTTCTGCTTTGTTTTTGTAAGAAGATAACTTTCCAGTGATACAGACAGTCTTGGAATTATTATTACTGCTTGTAGTGGAATTACGATTGGATTTAAAAGAGAACGGCAAAAACTCTCGTAAATCAGGGAAATCTGTCTCTAGCCAAGTAATCAGGTTTTCAGTAACTTTGTCACCAAGACCTGCGGCTTTGCACGTTTCATAAGTGATTTCATCAACATGGTCAACTACTTCACAAATTTTCTTAGAAGCCGTTTGACCAACTAGGGTAATCGAAAAACTTGCCAACACTGTGGCTAAATCAGCAGACTTACTGCGTTCGATTTCATCAAGTAGTTTTGCGGCAGTTTTTTCACTACCTAAGGCTTCCGAAACTGTTTCTAAATCAAGATAAAATAGTTCAGTCAAATCTTGCAAGTCTAGCTTTTCAACTGACTTAGGCCCCATACCTTTGATGCCTAGAGTCTTGCAGAAGTGTTCAACTTTTTTAGTAAGTTGAGCACCGCAAGCCGTGTTGCGACAAAATAATTGATCGTTGACCAATTCAAGTTTGTAGCTACAGCAGGGGCAGGTTGTTGGGATTTCGATCTTCATGTTGCTTTATCAATTTATATAAGTATTATACCCGATTGGGACTGTAAGGACAAGTGTAAATTTCAGCTGCCCGAGCATGGAAAATTTAAGCATCTACTTTGTGTAGGATGCAAGGGATAATTTCGCCAGCACGAATAACAGCAACTGTATCACCAATACGCAAGTCTAGCATTTCAATAAAACCAGGATTATTAAGAGTAGCACGACTGACGAGGGCATCGCCAATATAAACAGGCTCCAGAATAGCAACTGGACTAACTTTGCCAGACTTGCCGACTTGCCACTCAACTGCAAGTAGTTTTGTTTCAACATGGGCTGCCCGTTCTTTTTTAGCATATGCACCTCTGGGATGTTTGGCTGTATAGCCCATGGCATAAAACTCATGGTTGTCATTCACACGAAATACAACACCATCACAAGGAAAGATTTTGTCCAAGTCTGGTTCATTGATTACTCCAAAGCCAGCTAGACGGAGTTCATTTAAGTCTGCATTAAATGTATCTTGTAGGCTAGGCTGTACACCATAAGCAAAGAAACTGAGTGCACGCGACTTGAACTCGGCGACATCTTTTAAGTTAAGAGCACCTGCAGCATAGTTACGAGCGTTATCAATGTTTATAGGAGCTACAATCTCGCCAGTGATTTGATAAATGCCTTGAAATGGTACTGTTTGTGGAACAATAGGATTGCCCAAGAACTTGTCAGTAACAATTTGACCTTCTACACCGTCGCCACGGGTAAGAACTCGAACAAGATTACCATCAACATAAAGCAAGCTAAGAGCTGCCCCATCAAGCTTAATGCTTGTAGCAATAGATCGAATACCTTGGAGAGGTTGGGTACCTTCATCTTCGTAATACTTTTGTAGCGAATACATCTGATACAGATGTTTCTCGGTTTTGGAATTTTGCTTAGCGCCTACTGCATAATACCCTACGCTATCAGCAAGCGCATCAAACTGAGCATCTGTGATGAAGGGTGAGCCTGCATAATAAGCCGCTGAAGCCGAATCTAAATATTGTGTAATTTTGTTCATAGATATTATTATAACAGTTTAAGGTCACAGAAACAAGTTAGGATTTTAGCCGCTCGCTATAGCGTTTGATAATTTCTTCGCCTTCAGCTACACTACAAATCTCAAATAGTCCGTCAAGTATGGCATAAATATTTTCTGTACTAGCAGGAATACTAATGCCTTCACGACTTGGAACCCAGTCACCTTCATAGCTCAAAAAGAACTTACGAAGCTGAATATACGTGACTTCGCGAAAGTCGTTAACTGCAAGACGAACCTGAAAACCTTTGTCCATGTTTTCTTCAATTATCTTGCTGTATAAAATATTTTCATCCATAATTATTGGCCTTTTGGCGCCGATATAATTCTTTGCAGGTTTTCGTGTGTTGCCGGCTCCGCCCAATGTGTAGCTGCCCAATCTGTAACACAGTTGTTTTCTGAGATCTGAGACTCCCGTCCTGCTATTCGCATAAGGTTACACCAACGAGTCCAGTAGTCGGCAAGTATAGCCGAATCAGACCATACTTGCCATACTGCTTCACTGGATTTCTCGTTTACAGGCTCGCAGTATATCCAGTATCTCATATTCGTACTCCTAGATCACGAAGGTGTTGTAAGCTAGCCAACTCATAGTGTTCTTGCCAAGCACTTTGAAGCCACTTGTCTGATAGCAAAAAGATGCGGTAAATATAACCGTACTTTTCTGTTAGTTTTTCAGACTCAATTAGCGCAGTCGAATCGTACTTGGTAGAGTAAACAACTTCACCAATTTTAAAACGATCACGCTGTGCACCGTCAGGAACCATTTCAGGATTAAAGTAGCTGCTTCCAGGTACACGAATTGGCACTGAGTTTTCTTCTAGAATACGCTTGATAAATGTAGGTGAACGATATGTCATCTTGGAAATAGCATCCACAGTTTCACCGCTCAAGTATTCTGAAATAATATAAACAACGTCTTCACGACTAGCAGGCTTGCCACGAAGTTCAGCTTTGCGTTGCGCAGTACGCGCTTGCTTTTGCTTAAACTCTTCAATAATTGCACCAAGTCTGGTAGTGTTGTATGACATACCAAGAATCTGACAAGCGTCCTTCTTGGTAATAGGTTTGACACCTTCTTCCTGAGGCTCAAGTAGGCGAATGACTCGGCTAATGTTAGCGTCTGTCATCAATTCTTCTTCACTAGCAGATTTCTTGCGTGTTGCCATATTAGTCCTTAAATAGAAAAAGGCGGCATAAAGCCGCCTGGAATTACTTCAATACGCTCAGGAAGTACACTGCGGCTTTGCCAGTCAATTTAGACAAAATGTCTTCGTCAACAGGCTTGCCCATATCTTCGATAGCAGCTTTCAAATCAGCAATCGCAGATTCTTTACTAACACGAGCTGGCTTATCGCCAGTTGCAGTAGTTTTAGTCTTAGATGTAGAACCAGCAGCTGGGTCTTTCTTAACGTATACGCCAGCTTGCACTAGCACCATACGCACGCCGTTAGGAGACATTTCGATTTCTTCGGCAATGTCTTTGATGATTTCAGTTGAGTTATCGGGTGTTGGGCCTGCGCCTTCGTATTTTGCAATAACTTCTTGTTTAAGTTCGTCTGTCCAAGTTCCAGCCATAATTTTCTTTCAGTATGTTTTGTTTAAATGTGGGTTGCGGTTACATCAGTCATTTTTTCAGGAGTAAAACGACGATAGTTATGCTTCAAATCATATTTTTGCATAACAGCTATTTTAGCATTATATTGCTGTTCAAGCAAGTCACGATATTCGCGGGTGAATTCAGCAAAGTCATCTTCAGGCATTTGACTAACGTCAATACCTTCGAAGTGCTGGTTGGGTTGCAGTACTTCGATAACTGCACGTGCACTTGCAGTGCCATCAGCTTTTGTATAATTGAATTCTACGAGTTTCATGTTTTGCCTTTTTGTATCAATCTAAGCCTATATTATACAGAGATTAGACTCATGACTCAAGTCTGTTTTTCTTGATCTGGTGATAACATTTCTTTACGCAAACCTGCCACAAAATGCTGCTCTAGATTACTACTAAACATTGGAAAGATCAGTAGCGGAGCAACCACTGCTGAAATTAAAACATACACCACAAACGACAGCTTGGGATTTTGTGTCATTGAATTTGAGATTCCTTGTGCGTGTGCTTCTCGAAGCAGCGGTATAAACCAATAAAATGCGGCAGTTAGCGAGATACTAAATGCAAACAGCAAGTAGTATCCAATTAGTTCCATGTACTGCCTTTACGCATAAACGCACGAGCTGCAAGAGAGAAATCAACCTTGCCTTGTGGCAGATTTACAAAGACTCTGGTACTAGGTACAGTCATAGCAGCTTGCTGCACTTTAGGGTTAGAACTAAACAATTCTTTGGGAGCGCGACCAGTAAACTCTTTGAATAGTTTAGCCAGTCGAATTGCTGAGTGTGACCACTGAGGAGATACGGGAGCTTTACGCTTTGAACCAGTGTCTAGTAGCGCTAGCTGTACTTGCTTGTTATTAGGCTGTGCCTTAAGTGTGCGCTCTAGACGACGCTTACGGTTAGCTTGTGTGCGGCTAACGCCTGCGGGAGTTGCTGCGGCTGTAGCTGGTGTTTTAGATTTTGTAGCCATTGTATTTCCTTAGTCAATAAACATTTCGTGATCGCTGGTGATCAGGTCTAGTTCGTTCTTAGCAGATTCTTGCGTCAAATGCATACGGTATGCAGTAAGTAGTGCATCAATCAAACTAGGAATGTGTTCAACTGCAATAGGCATATAACGGCCACAACCATCTTGGACGGCAATTTCTTCAGTGCCTCCAGGATTGGTACCAAACTCAACAAAGTTGTAGTAAAAGTTACCACTATGGTCAGGGCCAAAAAGACCATCGTCGCCAAACATATCTACGTCGTCAGCAGGAACTTGAGCAAAATTAATTTTCATGTGTTTTAAAAGGTTGAGTTGCGTTGTTAAAAAATAATTATATCCGAAAGTAATCAATATTTCAAGTGAATATTTCTACAAACAAAAAAGCCCCTCCATGACGAGGGGCTGGGTCTATACTATATACTTATTATTTTTGGAGCAGTTTTCGGTTGCTGATAAATACTGTAAATTAGCTAGTACGTGTAGTCCTGATACTAACTGCCCATTTAGTGGCACTATGTGGTCCACGTGATATCCGCTAGGGCACTTATTGTAGAAAGCCTTTATGTCTTCTAGTTCCGACCAAGACATGGTCCTTTGTATCCTGTTAGATTTATACTCAGATTGCCTACCTGCTTGTGTGCTAGTAGTGGTTTCTTGGTGACATTTTTTACAGTATGTATTATATCCATCTTTTCTTGCAGAATTTTTTCTAAAATCTTCTGTAGGCAATGTTTCTTTACAGTGAGTACAGTGCTTCATTCCGGAAAGTTCTAGAATATGTGTGCAAGGTTTATTATTGCTATTCCTGTCAGGGAATAGTTCCTTTAGTAACTTAGTCGTAGTCCCAGCAGATAGTCCCAACTCTTTAAGATTATAACTATCTTTAGATATAATCTGTATAAATAACTCTAAGGATAGCTCAGGTTTTTTACACGATTTTGAATATTTTAACAATATGCTCTTTGCATTTGGGTAAAATATTTCAAAAGCATCAATAAGTGCTATTTGTTTTTTCATATATGTAAAATTAATTATATTACACATATTATAGAGCATTTGACTCAAAAAAGCAATACCAAATTTTGGTATGGTCCAACCGGCAGGACTCGAACCTGCAATCAACGCTTTATGAGAACGCTGCCTTAACCTTTTGGCCACGGTCGGATTTTATTGAGTTTAAACTATCAGCGCGTTTTTTCTGCTAAATCTTTGTATCCGCGATCACTGGGATGGATATTATCTTTGGTTGGGTATCTAATTGGCAGTACCACATCTTGGTACATTTCAGCAACTTCGTTTACATATTGCTGAATACGTTCAATAGGTATTTCGCTGCCTTTTAAGTTACCGTGTGGAAGAATCCAGTAAACTCTGTCAGCTTGAACTAACTCACGCATATTTTCCAACTCACGACGAGTTTTAACATATTTGTGGTCATTACTACCTAAACTAATAATTACTGTTTTTGCAGATAGATTTTTAGTTAGGTATTTGTTATTCCACTGCCAAGTGTTAATTCCGCCCTTTGAGTACGAAATACACTCTGGACGCTTGGCACTAACACCAACAGCAATCGAATCGCCGATGATTAAGCAGTCTAACATTTAGTCCTCGAACTCAACGTAATCTTCTTTGCCAACTCCACACTCTGGACACTCAAAGTCGTCTGGAAGTGTATCCCAAGCGCCTTCAGTAGCCTCATCGTGAACATGGTCACATACTACACAAATATATGTCATTTTACTGTCTCCCAAACTTGTTGATATGCTTCTGCATGACGCTGCTCTACTCGCTTTAGTGCTGCAAAGCGTTTTTGTGCTTTGGCTAAAACAGCAATAAAATCTTCTGCGTGTTCACGTGATTCGTTAGCTTGATTTTTAGCTTCTTGCGCTGCCAAATAATTGCCCTCACGAATAGCCTTAGCCTCAAATACTGGATACATTTCTGTGTATTCGTAAGTTTCGCCTTCAATGGCTTTTTCCAAGCAAACTTTAGTACTTGGGCGACCAATAAGCAGCTCAAGGTGTCCCCAAGCGTGTTTTAGCTCTTGTTGAGCAGTGTGTTCAAAGTGTTTTGCAACATCTTCAAAGCCGTCTTCGCGAGCAATCTTGGCAAAGTACATATATTTTGTATATGCCATAGATTCACCAGCTAGAGCGCTCTCCAAATTTTGTAGTGTTACCGACATTGTTTTTTGACCTCTTCTAATGAAATAGGGGTATAGTTGATACGTTCCATTGAAACATTAAAGTAACGCTTATCTGGAATTTTTGATAGTTGCATACCTACTACCTGATAGTGTAAGTGTCCGTGCACATTTAAACCCCAGCGAGCTAAACTTTCTGGGTGAATAGGTATATGTGTTAAAATCATACCCTCAAATTGATGTGACCCACGAACATCTTTAAAGTACTCTAGGTACTGCTTTGGAGTACACAAGTCGTGGTTTCCTTTAACCAAAACTTTTTCTCCATTCATTCGCGCTAAGATTTCTAGTCCCTTAGCATTACGACTCATTGACACATCACCCAAAAAGTATACTTTGTCACCAGGACGTACTACTGAATTGTGGCAGTTAACAATATGTTCGTTCATGTGGTCAATGTCGTCAAACTCACGTAATGCTGTACCGTCTGCACGTTTAAATGTTAGTATATTTTTGTGATGAAAGTGGTGATCACTTGCAAAAAATATGTTCATTGCTTTATAAAGCGCTCTTGACACGCCTTCCTTATTTCAGGCGTATAATCTGGATGGAAGCTGGCCATGCCACAATCAATAACGCGACCTTCTTTGGGAGTTACAGCAATGATTAGTGCTAACCATATCATAACAAAAATAGCAATATTTAAGATGGTTATTTGTAAAGCTGTTTTCATAATAAAAAATCCCCGAATAAGTACTTATTATACTCGATTCGGGGAAGTACTTCAAGTTTGAATTTTGGTACATCCTGACAGTTTCGAACTGCCGACCCTCTCGGTGTAAACGAGACGCTCTACCACTGAGCTAAGGATGCATGGTGCGGGCTAAGGGAATCGAACCCTTGACTCTTACTTGGAAGGAAAGAATTTTACCATTAAACTAAGCACGCGTTTTTATATTGTTGAGTATTTGTAATTTTTGTTGGTCTGATAATTTGTACCAGTCAGTTAGTTCTGCTAAGGTTCGTTTGCATCCCACACAGATACCCGCTTCTATCTTACACAGTTTTACACAAGGAGATTCCACACTCATGGATTAAGCATTTGCGGCACATATTCTG